TTAACAATCCTAAATATTGCTTCTCCTGATTCACACAATGCACCAGCAGCTAACCACTCAAATTCATGGAAACTATATTTTCCAGCGCAATCACAACTATCTGCTTGTGTCCACTCTGACCATGCCTCCTCAATTAAGTTATTAATTCTTTGATCTCTCTTGCCACCTCTTTGCTGTAAGACAAGAGATTGAAACTTCATACCTGTGCCAACAATATTTATTTGTGTTGTTCGCTTCGCTTGTCTAGCATAAGGATTGTTTCTTACTAATTCTCTTGATCTATCTCTTAGCTTACGCAAACTATTGCGTATTTCGGCATCGGCACTCAACTGGCTACTCATCCAATCAGAAGTAAGCCTTGAAACTAACGCACCTTGATAAGCTCTTTTAAGACTTCCAAGTGGTGATGCTTTTCTGCCAAAACCTAAAACTCTTTTTACAGTATTAGCGATATTAGTTCTTATTCCCATTAGACAGCACCGTTAAATCTAACAAAAGTAGATCTTGGATTACCAAGACCATTAGCAATTAGTTCTGCTTGTTTTTCTCTAATCAGTTCTGCTTTTAATTGACTTTTTAACATTATTAATTCAGATAACTCATATTTTTTAGCACTTCTTGTACCAATTTTATATTCACTAATTGCACCGCCACTAATTATTGTTCTTATGGCAGACTCTACAAAATCAAGATCTTTTTGTAGTTGACTTCTGCCGTCATAAGCTGCTGGTGTACCGCTATAAGATTGTGTTGCAAAAACTTCAAAAGATCCTCTATAAATCGTTTGTGTTTCTTGTCCTGATTTGTTTGCTACAGCCTGATAGAACCAATTACCTGCATCGAAATTAGCTGTTGTAGCAGCAGGGATACTAAATTGAAAACCATCATTATATGCAGAGCTATTGACGGTAGCCCCTTCTGAAGATGTGTTTGTTCTTAAATAGTACACAACCGACCAATCTGGACTGCTGATACTGTTTCCGAAGACATCTTGACTCGCTGGTATTCTCCATTGAACAAAATCTCCTGCAATTACTTTTTGTGGAAAGGTCACGATTAATTACCAATTAGCGACAAAATTCGACTTTTTAGCCGATTTAGTTTGATTTAAGTCTACCTTAGTCTCCTTTAGAGGCTTTTTAGGGTTAATTTTTCTTTCAAATTGGTCATATATAGTTCTACGATCATATTTTTGCAATAATCGCTGATATGCAGCCCACGCATAGACCATT